TCCTGTCATAATAAAAATGCTTCCCGGAAAAAGTTTTAATAAATGACATTTTGTTCTCCACGTATATGCACTGCACCGCGCTGAATTCTGGTAAAAGGAAGCCCTCACCATCCGGTGATTATTGAGTTAATTACGTTTCCATAAATGCCCCCGCAGGGGCATTTGCAGTAATGAAATCAGGCGGTGAAAGTACCAATAAAGGTTTCTACTTTGCTGTCTTTGAATTTCTCAACAAGCAGATCACGAAATTCGTTAGCCATTTCTTCCTGCACCGCTTCCAGCTGAATAATGCGCAGAACCAGTACAGGACGATCGCCAGTGATAATGCTGAGGCGTAATTTAAACGGACGTTCTTTCAGACCTTCAAACGGAACGCATTTAAATTCAAATGCCACTGGCATAATGTCTTTGGTCTTCGCTTCGACAGACTCCATCAGGGAGCGTTTGCCGCTGAAGTCATTATCTTCAAAATCAGCGGTCTGGTTTGCTTCAATCGTGATTTTACGGACTGCCGCAGCCGCTTTTGTTGCCTGAATGGTGTCACCATTAGCATCAAAGCCCACAAGGTAGTCGGCCCAGTCTTCGATCCATTCTGCCAGTGACTTCTGGGAGTTACGCTCGCCGTTAACAGACAACAGAGCAGAGAACGGTGCTGTCTTTTTCAGTTTGAGAGTGGCAGTGTTATCTGCGTGACCTGGCTCATCAATAGTACCCAGGTTAAGCACACTGACGGCACGCATATTATCGGCATCGATAAAGCAGCGGGTGCCTTCATCTGCAAGATCTTTAGAATAACGGGTAAAATCATCGATGCTGGCAGTGGAAAGTGCACCACGGAAACGGAAGCGATTTAAATTAAATTTTTCCAGATCATGAATGCGGAAATTCTCAGGCAATGCCACAGCATCGGCACCAATCTTACTGATAATTTCATTAACACCCTGAGCAGAAATAAGGGCATGGATTTGATTAATTGCGGTTGCGTCTAAGTTCTGAGACATAATAAGTCCTCACTATATAAAGATATTCAGTGATGAGATAAATAATCAGTTTATTACGAACGATATTAACGACCTGCTGCGCGGAGTTTTCCGTCAGGTTCACCGGCAAGAGTCAGTAATTGTCCCTGGTCTTCCTGCAGAATAGTCAGGCGACCACCGCGATTGACATACATCGGCGTTTCGGTGGTGTCTTCTTCGGAAATTTTCCCGCGGTTAGTTGGGCGAACATATGAGAGTTTGTGTTTGATTTTCACACGGTTCTCATCAAACGGTTCGATTTCCAGATTGAGTGAGACCTTCCCTTTGGTTTTCGTGTTCATCACACCGGAAGCGACCTCACTGAGAACTGCGCCGATTTTGGTTTCAAATACGCCGCCGTCCAGCTCCCCGATAAATGCCTGCACATCAGTACTGCGTTCGCTAGCCATTTTGCTGCTCCTCATCATATCGACCCTGCAAGGTCGGTTGGTTTCTCCACAAAACAGAGAAGAACACCTGCGGTGGCAGCCGCCCGGATGGATTGGGTTATGAGCCCGTCGTCCGGTGATGCTCTTCTCTGTTTTGCAAAAAAGGACCGTACCAGCCGGAAGCAAGGGTACAAACTGGTACCGCCAGGACTACACACAGCATAAAGTTGTGGTGCCGGGTGCCTCCCGGTGCCTGGCGAAGGTTGCACACCAGGCGGGTGGGTATCCACAGAAGGTCGACTGTCAGCCTCAACCTTAACCCGCGTGCGCTGAGCCGCATTCACCACAACGCTAAGGATTCTCTCTGGTTGAAAATACTTAGCTGTTATGTGCCTGCTTTTAGCCACATCAGGCGAGGTGGACCTGGTTATTCCCCAACAACAAGGATTCGGTTAATCTGGATATCCCCAACAACAATAAGAGTATTCAATGTGATCGCTGAATTAACGGCAGCAATGACGGCTATTCGTGAAACAGCCCAGATTGCAAAACTAATGAACGAGGCAAAAACTCAAGCTGAAGTAAATGCGGCTATTGGTGAGCTGAACTCAAAGCTTGCGTCTATTCAGCGCGAATGCGTGTCTCTCGTTGAACTGGTGGGCTCTTATCAAGAAATAAATGCTTCTCTCAAAGCTAAAATTGCAGAATTCGAAAACTTTGAGGCTCAGACTGAAGGCTATATCCTTAACCAACTTGAGTCGGGTACTTTTGTATACTCGAAGGAGGTAATCGTGAACGGTGGCAGCATAACCATGCATCTTTGCCCAAAATGTTTTGGACAAAAGATAGTATCGATACTTCAACCATTCCCGGTTAGCGAAGATGAGCTTTTTCATAAAAGCAGGTGCCTCCACTGTGAAAATAAGTTTCTGATGAATAAAAATCCGGATTACGTATCGCCTCCATCCATTGAGGAGTTGTCCAGAAAACTTAACGGCAATCTGTAGATTACTACTGTTGTGGATATCCAGATTGTTAAAGAGCTAAGCGTCCTGTAGGGCGCTTTTTTGTTGCTAACGAATCATCCTGGACTTCATATGCCCCAGGAGGCTACTTCGTGGGCGTCCTGCCTGTTCGTTTTTGACATTTACTGACTGCTTACGACACATGCACCGTGTTGCAACCAGATTTTGTTGTAATCCTGTAGTTGGTCTGGAACAAAAGATAAAATTAAAATGCGAGATATGCAAGTGATATTTGCGATATATGCAAATTTATAGGTAATAAAAAGCCACCTTTCGGTGGCCGATGGATGGGATATTGAGGTTAATTATGTCTCTTAAGGGTTTGCGACTGACTGATTAAGACCTTTCCAAAGACCATGAATCGGTGTTCGTTTTCGCTAGTAATTCCCCATTCACGGTAAATCTGGTTATCAGAAATCACCAGCAGTTTGTCAGGAATCATTTGAAGTCTTTTAACGTATATTTTGTCATCAAAACCAAAGACATATATACCATCACCATCAAACTGATTGATGCTGACATCAACGAAGATGAGATCTCCTGGCTCAATGGTTGGACACATACTGTCCCCACGAACGTTGATAACTTTGATGTGATTGGCTGGTCGTCCGCCGAACATTGATACAGCATTATCAGTTCTGTATTCGATGGCATGAATCACATCAATGACATCACCGCCCTGGATAAGGCCATTTCCCGCACTGGCACTGATATCCAGCATTTCAATACGGAACACATCCTTCACCTGCGCAACATCCTCATTATTACTGTTTTTATATACAGTATTACTTTTGTGGGCAGAGGTAAAGAGATCAGCAATATCAACACCTAAGCTCTTGGCAATATTACTCAGTGTTTGTTCGGTAAATTGTTTTTGCTTACCCGTTTCTAAGCGCGAGATGTTCGCCGCATCTACTCCTATCGCTTCAGCGAGATCGGCGATTTTCATGTTCTTCGCTTGGCGAAGTTGTCTGACTCGGTTTCCTATGTTCATGCGTTTATTACATTTCTTTATTGCGTGATAAGCAAATCAACTTGCGCAAAATAATTGCGTGAAATAACATGCATAACGCGCAATATTTGGAGGGCGTATGCAATCACCATTACGAAATGTGCGTAAGGCGCATGGTTTCACTTTGCAGCATGTTGCTGCGGGTGTTCAAGTCAATCCAGCGACGTTGAGTCGTATTGAGAGGCTGGAGCAGATTCCATCTATCGAGCTTGCAGAACGTTTAGCCAATTTTTTTAAGGGTGAAGTCAGCGAAATGCAGATTCTTTATCCGGCACGTTTTCAATCTAGCCAAAACCAGAATGGGTTTAAACCACAGGAACAGGAGGTGAACCGTGGGTAAGCATCACTGGAAAGTAGAAAAACAGCCTGAGTGGTACGTGAAAGCTGTCAGAAAAACTATCGCAGCGTTGCCGGGTGGTTACGCTGAAGCAGCTGACTGGCTGGATGTAACAGAGAACGCTTTATTCAACCGCCTTCGTGCAGATGGCGATCAGATTTTCCCGCTGGGATGGGCAATGATTTTACAGCGCGCGGCTGGCACTCACTACATTGCGGATGCTGTCGCACAGTCTGCTGGTGGGGTGTTTGTATCGCTTCCTGAACTTGAGGAAGTAGAGAACGCCGATATAAACCAGCGCCTGCTGGAAGTCATCGAACAGATCGGGAGTTACTCAAAGCAGATTCGTTCGGCAATCGAAGATGGGGTAGTGGAGCCACACGAGCAGACAGCAATTAACGATGAGCTGTACCTCTCAATTTCGAAGCTGCAGGAGCATGCAGCACTGGTCTACAAAATCTTTTGCGTTTCAGAAAGTAGTGACGCCCGCGAGTGTGCAGCTCCGGGCGCCGTGGCGTGTCGTGACTGTGGAGAAACTAACGCATGAACAGTTTAACGGCAAATAACCGTTTGTCGCAACAGCTGGTGGTCAGTGTCGCTGCACACCTGTTGTTACGGCATGAATGCAGATTACCAAATCACCTGGCTGTAAGTAACCACAGAGAACTTTACCTGACTGTGGGGGGCGAGTTGTGCAGGAACTTAACCGCTGGTTTCGTGACGGAAGAGGACTTTATGTTCATGTTATTCGTTGGGAGCCAGAAACACAGCGCGTTATCTATCTTCGCAAAGACTACCCGCATGAATGCTTTAGTCCTTTGTGGAAATTCAGGCGTGATTTTGTTGAGTGTGAAGGACCACCAGCATATTGATTCTGCAATTCCGGGACGTTACACTGCTCAGGCACCTTATAAAGCGGGTGCCGGGCGTGGAAACCCGAAATTCAATATAGAGCACAACCGCGCTCATGCGGTTTTTTCGTGTCATGAGCATCGTTACGCCCAAATTATGGTGGGGCGTGCAGGGCCAACTTCGGTTGGGCCGGGTTCTATGTTGACCGGTATTTCCACCCCTGTACGTCTCACCACCTATATGGTCGTGGAAAGCCTTGGTGGTGAGTTCATTGAATTCAACATAGGGGCTGTCACCATGACTACTCTCCCAACCCAATCTCACCCTGAAATCACGATTATCAATGGTCGCGTTGTCACCACATCTCTTGCAGTAGCTAATTACTTTACTAAACGGCATGAGCGGGTTTTAGATAGAATTAGAAACCTCGAATGTTCCGCTGAATTTACTGAACACAATTTTGTGTTAAGTGAATACACCGACGCATCAGGCCGCAAACTCCCTTGTTACCAAATCACCCGCGACGGTTTTGCGTTTCTTGCCATGGGCTTCACTGGTAAACGTGCTGCCCGGTTCAAAGAGGCATACATAAATGCCTTTAACCAGATGGAAAAACTGCTTTCAAAGCCATCCACGCTGAGCGATGCCGCAGATAACGCCAGCGTGCTTTACTCCCACCTGTCGGTAATCCACAAGGTCTGGCTGCAGCAGCTTTATCCCATGTTGGCAAAAGCCGAATCCCCGCTGGCTGTAAGTCTGTATGACCGCATCAACGACGCGGCGCTACTGGCCAGTCTCATAAATTTGTCGCTGAACCCTTCAGAGGTAAGGGGGCGCAAATGATCCGGAATATTTTCAAACGGTTTACCAATCATACTTTCCGTTGTCCTCGTCCGGGTCAGTGGTACACCACGCCTGCAGGGCATGTTCTACGTGTTAGCCTGGTTGACCGTGAATGTCAGAAGGTGATTTGTGAACCGCTGGGCCGTAATTACCGCATCAGTATGCCGCTTATAGCCTTTTGCTCCGGAAAAAACATGAAGCATCTCGGAGGTGCAGCATGAGTATGGAGCTGATGGTTAAAGCGATGAAAATTCGAGTGGGTAATCCATTGCGAAAACTGGTTCTGATCAAGCTGGCTGATAATGCCAGCGATCAGGGTGAGTGCTGGCCCAGCTACCAGCATATTGCTGACCAGTGCGAGATTAGCAAACGTTCTGTGATGAATCATATTGCGGCCCTTTGTGAGTCCGGGCTGGTAAAAAAAGTCACCCGGAAAGGTGAAAAAGGTAACTCAAGTAATATCTATCTCCTTCATCTTGATGGTGCAGGAGATTCACTAGGGGGTAGTGCAAATAATTCACTATCTGGTGCAGCAAATTCACCAGGTAGTGCAGGAGTTGCACCAGGGGGTGGTGCAGGAGATTCACCCAGAACCAGTCACTCTTTTGAACCAGTCAAAGAACCAGTCAATGAACCAATAGCTGTTGGTGCATCTGCTGATGAGTCTGTGCGAGTTCGTTCAAACCGACCGGAATACTCTCCGGAGTTTGAGCAGGCATGGCTGGCATACCCCAAACGTGCTGGTGGCAATTCAAAATCTGCAGCCTTCAAAGCCTGGAAAGCCCGTTTGAATGAGGGGGTAAAACCCGAAACCATGCTGGAAGGTGTGAAACGCTACGCGGGCTGGGTATCTGCGATGGGTAACAGCGGCACACAATTTGTGAAACAGGCTGTCACGTTCTTTGGTCCGGATCGTCATTTCGAAGAATCCTGGGAAGTTCCTGCGGTATCTGCAGCCAGACGCGAGGACCCGTACTTCAAAGCCAGTTACGACAACGTGGACTACAGCCAGATCCCGGCAGGATTCAGGGGGTGATCATGAGTCTTTTGAATGAAGTTCAGAAATTCATTGAAGCCCATCCGGGGTGTACTTCCGGAGACATTGCGGATGCTTTTGCAGGTTACTCACGGCAGCGCGTTCTGCAGTCAGCAAGCAAGTTACGTCAGAGTGGGCGTGTGGCTCACCGTTGTGAAGGAGATACACGCAGACATTTCCCGCGCCTGACTGAGAGAGCGCAGGAACCGGAACCACAACCAGTTCGTGAAACCAGACCTGTGCGCAATTTCTATGTCGGCACTAACGATCCCCGTGTGATTTTGTGCCTGACCCGCCAGGCGGAAGAACTGGAGTCCAGGGGCTTATACCGTCGTGCTGCAACCGTGTGGATGGCGGCATTCCGTGAAAGCCACTCCCAGCCAGAACGAAACAATTTTCTGGCGCGTCGTGAGCGGTGCTTACGGAAAAGCAGCAAGCGCGCTGCATCGGGTGAAGAGTGGTATCTGTCAGGGAATTACGTGGGGGGGCTTAATGAGTAATAAATATTGCCAGGCGCTGGTGGAACTGCGGAACAAACCAGCCCATGAACTGAAGGAAGTGGGCGATCAGTGGCGCACGCCGGACAACATTTTCTGGGGAATTAACACCCTGTTTGGCCCGTTTGTTCTGGATCTGTTCACTGACGGTGATAACGCCAAATGTGCCGCGTATTACACGGCGGAAGACAACGCGCTGGCGCATGACTGGTCAGAACGTCTTGCGGAGCTTAAAGGTGCTGCCTTTGGTAATCCCCCATACAGCCGCGCCAGTCAGCATGAGGGGCAATACATCACCGGTATGCGTTACATCATGAAACATGCCAGTGCCATGCGTGATAAGGGCGGGCGCTATGTTTTCCTGATCAAAGCTGCCACCAGCGAAGTGTGGTGGCCGGAAGATGCAGATCATATTGCTTTTATTCGCGGGCGTATTGGTTTTGAACTGCCTGTCTGGTTTATCCCGAAAGACGAGAAGCAGGTACCGACAGGAGCTTTTTTCGCTGGTGCTATTGCTGTTTTTGACAAGACCTGGAAGGGACCGGCAATCAGCTACATCGGGCGCGATGAACTTGAGGCATGTGGTGAGGCGTTTCTGGCGCAGGTTCGCCAGCAGGCGGAAAAACTGGTCAGGGAGATGGCGGCATGACGACGTTAACTCAATGCCAGCAGCAGGTGCTGGATATGCTGATTTCTTATCAGAAAGAACGTGGCTTCCCGCCAACCAATCAGGAGGTGGCAACCATGCTGGGATACCGTTCGGTGAATGCAGCGGTGGAGCATCTTCGCGCACTGGAGAAAAAAGGCGTCATCACGATAAAGCGTGGCGTGGCCCGGGGGATAACGCTTCATACCGCGGTGAAGGACGACGACAGCGAGGCGGTCGGGATTATCCGCGCACTGCTTGCCGGTGAGGAAAACGCAAGGCTGCGTGCAACCCACTGGTTACATGAGAGGGACCTGAAAGTATGAAGCTGATCCTGCCTTTTCCGCCCAGCGTGAACACGTACTGGCGACACCCCAACAAAGGGGCGTTTGCTGGTAAGAGCCTGATAAGCGCGGCGGGGCGAAAATTCCAGAGCGCGGCGTGCGCAGCAATAGTTGAGCAGTTACGTCGTCTGCCGAAACCAACGTCGGCACCTGCTTCAGTGGTGATCGTGTTGTTTCCTCCGGATAACCGGATCCGCGATCTGGACAACTATAACAAGGCGCTGTTTGACGCCCTGACCCACGCGGGTGTGTGGGAAGACGACAGTCAGGTGAAAAGAATGCTGGTGGAGTGGGGGCCGGTTATCCCGGAAGGGAAGGTCGAGATCACTATCAGTAAGTACGAGAAAACGGCGGGGGCAGCCGCATGATTAAGAGGAGAAACGAAGTATGAATAATCTGATGGTCATTGATGGTATTGAAGTTCGTCGTGATGCTTATGGGCGTTACAGCCTGAACGATCTGCACAGGGCTGCCGGTTCTCAGGATAAGCATAAGCCTGCATTCTGGCTCCGCAATGAGCAAACCGAACGTTTAATAAGCGAGTTGCAGATTTGCAACTCGGTCAATATAGAGCCAGTTAACGTTAGTCGTGGCGGAAATAACCAGGGGACGTATGTCTGCAAAGAACTGGTGTATGCCTATGCAATGTGGATCAGCCCGTCATTCCATCTGAAGGTGATCCGTACTTTCGATATGGTAACCAGCGCACCGGAAAAATTATCCGGGCAGGCTGCTGACAAGATGCAGGCTGGCGTGATTCTGCTGGACTTTATGCGCCGGGAGTTAAACCTGTCTAACTCATCTGTGCTTGGGGCCTGTCAGAAACTCCAGGAGGCTGTTGGCTTACCGAATCTGGCACCACGCTATGCCATTGATGCTCCTGCTGACGCGCCTGATGGCTCAAGTCGCCCTACGCTGTCGCTGAGTGCACTGCTGAAACAGTATGGTATCCGCCTGACAGCTAATCAGGCATATCACCAGATGGCGAAGCTGGGGATCGTTGAACAACGCGAACGATACAGCCGTACCGCGATTAACAACATCAAAAAATTCTGGTCGCTGACGGCGAAAGGCTGCATGTTCGGCAAGAACATTACCAGTCCTGCAAATCCGCGCGAGACGCAGCCGCATTTCTTCGAATCCCGATTCCCTGAGCTGTTAAAGCTGCTCGATACCGTTCATTGAGGTGACCGTGAGAG